AACCGAGAAGGTACAGGTTGAAGCAAGTGGTGGGGTTATATTAATGCCACCTAAGAATAATGAAGAGGATTAATAAATGGCGATACGAGGAATAGCAAAAGGGTTAAAAAAAGGTCTAAAGGGTAGGAAGCCCCTATCGGCAGTAGAGAAAAAAGCTAGAGAATTGAAACGTGCTAAGACAAAGACTCCTGCAACTTATGAATCGGAAGTAAAAAAAGTACGTCAGATGACTTTAACAGATGAAATGAGAAAAAGCAAATTAGCAAAACTTGCTGCAAAATATGGTAAACCTAAACCTAAAACGGCAATGACAGGTGGGCCTAGACCTGCACCTAAAAAGAAACCTATGGCAAAAGAACCCCCTGCAGTCGCATTGTCGATGGGAAAGGGTGGCCCTGATAAAGTAAGAGCATTGTACGCAGTGCAAGCTACAATCAGAGAGAAAGCTAAAAAAGCAGGAATGTCGGTAAAAAGATTTCGTCAGTTAAACCCGAATGATCCTAGTGTTAAAAAACTATATACGTTAAATAAAACTATTAAATACGAAGATGACGTACGTAAATTTAAACAAGCTAAAAAGAAAAAATGAACCGATCATTAGGCAAATGGAAGTTACCACAGCCTACCGATATTAAAGAAGATAATGAGTGGCAACCAATACCACGAATAGCTAGGACTATACCCTTTGGATATAAACAAGATGAAACCGATCTTGAGTTACTTGTTCCTATAGAGGATCAACTAAATAAGTTAGAAATGGCACGTAAGTACGTAGACCAGTATTCATATAGAGAAGTATCAAACTGGCTTAGTAAAGAAACTGATAGGTACATTTCTCACGTAGGTTTGAGAAAAAGATTAGAGAATGAACGACAGCGTAAAAACAAAGCTAGAAGCCTACGCAAGTGGGCAGAGTATGCAGAAAAGGCGATCACCAAAGCGAAAGAGATCGAAGCCAAAAGAACAGGTGCAAGCGAAAGTACAGACCACGCCAGTAATTAAAAGAGATGAGGTAAAGGTTCAAGAGAAACACAATGTAGTGTTTAAGCCTAACGAAGGGCCTCAAACTAATTTTTTAGCGAGTGGTGAACGAGAAGTTCTTTATGGTGGAAGTGCAGGTGGCGGCAAGAGTTATGCAATGTTAGCTGATCCACTAAGGTATTTACAACACCCACAATTTAGTGGACTACTTTTACGACATACAACAGAAGAACTTAGAGAACTTGTGTGGAAGTCACAAGAACTATACCCTAAAGTTATACCAAATATAAAATGGTCAGAGAGAAAAATGCAATGGGTTACACCTTCAGGTGGTAGATTGTGGTTCTCTTATTTAGATAGAGAAGAAGATGTATTACGTTATCAGGGTTTAGCATTTACATGGATAGGCTTTGACGAACTTACACAGTGGCCTACACCTTTTGCTTGGAACTATTTAAGATCACGTTTACGTACTGCAAGTTCTAACTTACCTATCTTTATGAGAGCAACAACAAACCCCGGTGGAAGAGGGCATGCTTGGGTAAAGAAAATGTTTATTGATCCTGCACCTGCAGGTAATTCATTTTGGGCAACAGATATTGAAACAAATGAAACACTTAGTTACCCCACAGGACATTCAAAAGAAGGTCAACCACTATTTAAACGCAGGTTTATTCCTGCGAGACTATTTGATAATCCTTATCTTGCAGAGCAAGGTGATTACGAGTCTATGCTCTTGTCCTTGCCTGAACAACAAAGAAGACAACTTCTTGATGGAGATTGGGATATCAAAGAAGGTGCTGCGTTTACAGAGTTTAATCGTGATATACATGTCATCGAACCTTTTGATATACCGACAGCTTGGACAAAGTTTCGGGCATGTGACTATGGATACGGAAGTAAATCTGCAGTTGTATGGTTTGCTATTTCTCCTGACGAGCAGCTTGTTGTATATAGGGAGTTGTATGTTTCCAAAGTATTAGCTACTGACTTAGCCGATATGATATTGGAGGTAGAACAACATGACGGAACTATTAATTACGGTGTGCTTGATAGTTCTCTTTGGCATAGGCGTGGTGATACTGGCCCATCACTCGCAGAACAGATGATTCAAAGAGGATGTAGATGGCGGCCATCAGATAGGAGTAAGGGAAGTAGAGTAGCAGGTAAGAATGAAATACATAGACGATTACAAGTTGATGACTTTACAGAAGAACCAAGATTAGTATTTTTTAATAACTGTACAAATATAGTTTCTCAACTTCCCTCAATTCCTTTAGATAAAAAAAATTCAGAAGATATAGACACACAATCAGAAGATCACTTGTATGATGCATTAAGATATGGTATAATGTCAAGACCACGATTTAGTATTTTTGACTATGAACCTAATAAACAAAATCATGGGCATCAGATAGCAGATCAAACATTTGGGTATTAATATGGAAGATAATGACGAAGTTTTAGTTGATGATACATCAATGGCTCTAGAAGAGTCTGAAGATAGTAATATCAAAGTAATCTATCATATAATGGATAAGTATAAAAAGGCAGAAACTAATCGTGAACAAGATGAGATACGATGGTTAAAGTCTTATAAAAATTATAGAGGTTTGTATGATTCCGATGTACAATTTACTGAGGCTGAAAAGTCAAGAATATTTATTAAAGTTACTAAGACCAAGACACTAGCAGCCTATGGACAGATAGCTGATGTTTTATTTGCTGCGAATAAGTTTCCTATTACTATAGAGCCTACAGAATTACCTGAAGGAGTTATAGAAAGTGTTAGTCTTGATCCTCAAAAGCCTGAACAAGTTAAACGTGATCCTAACGAGAGTCCTTATGGATTTGCAGGAGATGGTAAAGATATACCTGCAGGTGCAACAGAACAAACTCTAATGGATAACTTAGGCCCCCTGAGTGAAAAGTTAAAAGATGTAGAAGGGCTAGAGCAAGGGGCAGGTAAAACTCCCACAGCTATAACCTTTCATCCTGCAATGATTGCAGCTAAGAAGATGGAAAAGAAAATACATGATCAGTTACAAGAATCAAATGCCAATACACATTTACGAAATACCGCATTTGAAATGGCATTATTTGGAACAGGTATTATTAAAGGCCCATTTGCTTTAGATAAAGAATATCCTAATTGGTCTGATGAAGGTGAGTATGAGCCATTATTTAAAACTGTACCTTTAGTATCCCATGTATCTATATGGAACTTCTTTCCAGATCCAGACGCAAACAATATGGAAGAAGCACAATACGTATTTGAGCGACATAAAATGTCTAGATCTCAACTGCGTGGACTAAAGAAAAGACCCTACTTTATATCTCAAGCTATTGATGATTGTGTTACTATGGGAGAGAACTACCAAAAACAATCTTGGGAAGATGATCTATCTGATTACACTAATTCTGAAGAGATTAATAGATTTGAAGTATTTGAATACTGGGGTATGCTAGATGTAGAAATGTTAGAAGAACATGGTTTAGATATACCTAAAGAACTAAAAGCCTACGATGAAGTACAGGTTAATGCGTGGATATGTAATGATAGATTACTAAGACTTGTTGTTAATCCTTTTAAACCTATGAAGATACCATACATGTCTGCACCCTATGAGCTTAATCCTTATAGCTTTTTTGGTATAGGTATTGCTGAAAACATGGATGATACACAGACTTTAATGAATGGTTTTATGCGTATGGCTGTAGATAATGCTGTACTATCAGGCAATCTACTTATTGAGGTAGATGAAACTAACTTAGTTCCCGGCCAAGACCTTAGTGTATATCCCGGTAAAGTCTTTCGTAGACAGGGCGGCGCTCCCGGTCAGGCTATCTTTGGAACTAAATTTCCCAATGTATCAAACGAAAACTTACAACTCTTTGATAAGGCTAGAGTCTTAGCAGATGAGTCTACAGGCTTTCCTTCCTTTGCACATGGACAGACAGGTGTATCAGGTGTAGGTAGGACAGCTAGTGGTATCTCTATGCTTATGAATGCTGCGTCAGGTGGGGTTAAGACTGTTATTAAAAATATAGATGACTATATACTTAGACCATTAGGTGAAGGTATGTTTAGATTTAATATGCAGTTTGACTTTGATCCTGAGATAAAAGGAGATCTAGAAGTAAAGGCAAGAGGTACAGAAAGCCTAATGGCTAACGAAGTACGTAGTCAAAGGCTTATGCAATTTTTGCAAGTATCCTCTAATCCTGCACTTGCACCCTTTGCTAAGATGGATTATATCATACGTGAAATTGCTAAGTCACTTGATCTTGATCCTGAGAAGGTTACAAATGATAAAGCAGAAGCAATGTTAGCTGCTGAACTAATGAAGAGTTTTCAACAGCAACAACCTCAACCACAAGGACAGCCTCCTGCAGGAGCAAACCCAAATGATCCAACAGGAGCAGGTGGGGGTACTATAGGTACAGGAGTTGCTCCCGGCCCACAAGAACAAGGATTTACAGGTAATGCACAACCACAAGGAACTCCTCAACCACCTCAAACCCCTATGCAATAATCCAAAGCTATGGGATGCGTTTGTTGAGTATTTAGAATATCATATACAAAATCATACTAGAATAATGGAACAGACAGATAATCAAGATCTGTGGAAAAGATCACAAGGATCATTAGCTATACTTAGAAAGCTACACTCACTTAGGGAAGAAGTAAATGTTAAAGAAATCTCGTAAGAAGGTTGGCAAACCCACAGGAGAAACAACAAAATCAGGTAGGCCTGTATATATAGATGATGATACAGGTGAAAGACGTTCAGAATTTTCTAGAACTATTAAATTAAAAAATGGTAAATGGATTAATATTCCTAGTATACATAATGGTCATTATTATACAGAAGATGAATTAAAAGAAGCTGTAGAAGATAATCGTATGATTCCTACTAGTGAACATGACAATTTTAATGAAGCTATAGCAGCTACAAAAAAAAGGAGTAAGGAATTGAAACAGGGTGGAGTATTAAAAGCACATCAAGGCACAGTTGTAAATGGTCAGATAGTCTATCCACAGACTTCTCAAGCACCATCTGATCCCAACCCAATAGCTGATCCTTTTTTAACTGATCCTAACACAATTCCACCACAACAAATAACAACACCTATGATAAAAAAAGCTGCCGATATAGGACAAGAAAGTGTAATATATGAAAAACCTATGAGTGCATACGATCAAACGCATCAAGATGGGGGGCATAAAGTATTTACTAAAAATGATATGGGTGATCCTGCAGAAGATTTTGTTAAACATGATGATACTTCAGGACTTCATGGTAGTCAACCTGTTAAAAGTTATGATTTTTCAACAGTCAGTACTCCACTTCAAGGAGGAATGACACAAGCAAACTTAGAAGCAACAGGAAAAGCATCACAACCTGCAGAACAGAAACCACAATATACAAGTCTTAAAGAGTTTCTTAGTGGTAAAACTAATACCTTACAAGATTATTTAGATCAAAACAATAGAGCTAAATTAGTACAACAGTTTAGTAAGGATTTTAACTTAGATCAAAAAGGCAGAAACATAGCAATGCCTATGATAGAAAAAATGGAAAGTATAAAAGCAAAATATGAACCTAAATTGCTTGAGTTACAATTTAAACTTGAAAATAATCAAATTGATCCAAAAGAAGCTCAAAATCAAATGAATACTGTTTATGCGTTACAAATGGCAGAACAACAACAAGTAGGAAAAAACAATGCATCTTTAAGTCAAGACATAGCAATGCAACAATCTAATCTAGAAAAACAATTTGAAGATGCTTTTTTTAAACAGTATAAACCTGTAGGACAGGGAAATACAATCAGTAAACCAATGGCGTTCAATGAAGGTGGTACAGTTATGGAAGAACAAATGGAATTATTTGATGAAGGTGGTATGAAAGATGATGGTGGGGAAAAAGATCCTGTATCAGGAAATGATGTACCATCAGGATCAATGGCAAAAGAAGTACGAGATGATGTGCCTGCTATGGTTAGCGAAGGTGAATTTATTTTTCCTGCAGATGTAACACGCTTTATAGGTTTAAATAATTTAATGGAAATGCGACAAGATGCTAAGATGGGATTAAAGAAAATGGAAGCTATGGGTCAGTTAGGTAATCCTGAAGATGCTGACCTTCCTGATGATATTCCATTTGATGCTGCTGATATTCTTATTATGAGTGATATGGAAGAAGAAGAAGAAGTTGAAAAGAAAGCACAAGGCGGTGTATTTGGATATCAAGAAGGAACTGCAGGGCCTGAAGCAGCAGATAAGTATTTTAATATACAGAAAGAAGCAAACAAACAATACGCTAAAACATATGCATATTATAAAAATGATGCAGGTGATATGAAAGCTATACTGACTGACTATAGAGGACAGCCACTTGAACCTGTGCCATCTGGATACAAGCTTATGTTAAATGAAGATGGATCTCCTGTAACAAAAAAACCTGAGAAAGCTCCTGACGATATTGAAGCAACTCAACCTGCACCTGCAGAACAAACATCTAATAACGAGCGTGAGGCTGAACCTGATCCTATGTATTCATCTGAATATCTTGCTGATAAGTTTAAAGGAGATGTGATTACTGATAAGAATGGTAATCCTATTAGCATGACAGAGCAAGGATATAATGCAGTATTAACATCAGCACAAAGACTTGGACTGTCAGCTAATGACTATTTTAGTTTACCTATGTCTGCACGTATGGAGTTAGCAGGAGAAGAAATGAAAGCCTTGTTTGGTGGTACAGCCGATACTAAAAAAGCAAGTGATGTTTTAAGGCAAGTACAAAGTGGTGAATGGAAAGGTGGCAGTGGATTTTTAAGTAGTTTATTTGGCGGTATCTTTGATAAGATTACAGGTTTATTTAGTCCTGATGGAGCTACAGATGAACAAGCAATTCAAAGTCTGGATAAAGCTAAACGTAATATTGATCCTTTAGCTAATTCTTACTCTGCTAATGTTCCTAATAGAGACAGACAAGCTACTGCATCAGAAAAACAAGGTGCCGCAAATAGAATGAAAAACAAGTACACAGGCCCACTTACTAGAGAAAAAAGAAAAAATGATTTAGCAACACGCTATGGTTATGATTCAAGTCCCGGTACTAATATGGGAAGACAAGCAATGGCAAATGCTAGAACTTCTCAAAGTAATGAAAATAGAAGAGATCAAGGAGATAAAGGTTTTGCCTCAGAGAATGCTATAAAAAATAGAACAGATTCATCGGGCAAAAAAGCAGGAGATACAGGGTATAAAAGTGCATTAAGAGAAAGAAAAGAAAGAGATAAATCTGTTGCAAAGGCAACTTCTAGAAACATTGAAGAAGGAAGAAAAACAGGTAATTATAGAGGATTTGCATCAGGAACAATGGTAACTAAACCTAAAAAGAAACCAACACCCAAGAGGAAGACTTTAGTACAAAAGAAATCCTAATTAGCTACTCACATATAGTGACCCTTGAAAGGAGAAATATCAATGGAACAAGCAACTGTGGCAGGTGAAATGCAACCTGAAAAGAAAATGGCATTTACCAATCGAAAGTATAGCAACGAAGAGAAGTTGAAAAAAGAAGAAGAAGAATTACAACAACTCTTAGATGAACAGAAAGGTGAAGTCAAGGAAGCAGAGGTTGAAGAAGATACTAAAAATTTATCTGCAGAAGAAAAGACATTTAAAAAACGCTATGGCGATTTACGTAGGCATCTTCAGAATAAAGAAAAAGAATTTGGAAGTCAGGTTGATGATTTAAAAAAACAACTAGACGAAGCCACACGTAAAGAAATAAATCTTCCTAAGACAGATGAAGACATAGAAGCATGGGCAAAGAAGTATCCTGATGTGGCAGCAATAGTAGAAACAATTGCAATTAAAAAAGCACAGGAACAAGCTAAACACTTAGAGTCACGTGTACGAGAGATTGATGAGATGCAGTCTAATGTACATAGAGAGAAAGCTGAAGCACAGTTACTAGCACTACATCCTGATTTTAATGAGATTAAGGAAACAGATGCATTTCACGAATGGGCAGATGAACAACCTAAATGGGTTCAAGATGCTTTATATGAAAATGAAACTGATGCTAAGTCTGCTGCAAGAGCAATTGATTTGTATAAAATTGATACAGGTATTGCTACAAAGCAAACAAAGAATACATCCAAAGATGCTGCTAAAAGTGTAATGACTAAAACAACTAAAGCTAGTCCAAACACTGCATCTGAAGGGATGTTTAGAGAATCAGATGTAAACAGTATGTCAGCACAAGAATACGAAAAGAATGCTGATATTATAATGGAAGCTATACGTAGTGGAAAGTTTATATATGATATGTCAGGAAATGCAAGATAGTTCTTGACAATTAGATAGTTATTGATATAACTATAAGTACTAGGTAAAGTGTTACCCGGAAACGACACTAACACTTTATATTCAACAAACACAAAATACTTATGGACTATCCAAATAAGTTTAAGCCGTTTATATCTACCTTAAACTGTTGGCCTCTTTATATAGTTTGTAGTTTGTATCTGTTTTGAAACTACTAAGGAGAATTTAATTATGGCGTTTCAAAAAGCTGCAGGACACGGAAATTTACCTAATGGTAATTTTAGTCCTATTATCTACAGCAAACAGGTGCAACTTGCGTTTCGTAAGTCATCTATTGTTGAAGCGATTACAAACTCTGACTACTTTGGAGAGATCGCAAATATGGGCGATTCGGTGAAAATCATCAAAGAGCCTGAAATCACAGTAAAGGAGTATGCACGTGGTACGCAAATCACTCCTCAAGATCTAGACGATGAAGAGTTCTCTCTTACCATCGACAAAGCAAACTATTTTGCATTTAAAGTCGATGACATAGAAGAAGCTCACAGTCACATCAACTTTGGCTCACTTGCCAGTGATCGTGCTGCCTATCGACTAGGTGATCAATTTGACCAAGACGTACTAGGTTACTTAACAGGCTTCAAGCAAGGAGCTATGCATGGTAATCCTAATACTGCAAACACAACAACTAATGGTACAGTAGCTGTAGCAGGTGCAGGATCTGATGAACTTCTAGGATCAATGAAACTAGATGCAACAGATTTTGGCACTGGTGGTTCTGGTGGAAGTTCTGTTGGCTTAAAGCCAAGAGGATCTGAAGCTGCTCCAACTGCTGCGGCAACAGCTAATCCATTAACTGTTATAGCAAGAATGGCTCGTAAACTTGACCAACAAAATGTGGACACACAAGGTAGATGGTTAGTTGTAGATCCAGTATTCTGTGAATTATTAAAAGATGAGGACTCAAGATTGTTTAACTCAGACTTTGGTGGTTCAGGACTACAAAATGGTCTAGTACTTAACAACCTACATGGTTTTAAAGTTTACATGTCAAACAATCTACCTTCAATAGGAACTGGCCCTGCTACCACAGGTGGCACAAATGCTAGTAACTATGGAATGATTGTTGCAGGACATTCTTCAGCAGTCGCAACAGCCGAGCAAATAAACAAGACCGAAACTTATCGTGATCCTGATTCATTTGCAGATATTGTTCGTGGCATGCATCTGTACGGAAGAAAGATTCTCAGACCTGAGAGTCTTGTCAACTGTAAATACAACTTGATATAGGGGGTGAATCATGGCTACAATTACAGCAACGCTTGAAGCTGCACATGGTAATGGTTCTATCGGTAGAAACCCTTACATGGTGCAAACTACTGTTGATCTAACGAAAAACAGTATTAACCCAAATGGTGACGTTGTTCAATGTCTCACTATTCCTGCCCACACTAAAATTATGGCGGCAGGTATGCAGGTTATGTCTAGTGCAACTATGAACACAGGTACTAACGCCACAGCTATCCTTGGTACAGGGGCAGATGACAATGAATATGTCGCTGCTTTTGATATTGATGGGGCTGCTGATGGTGCTTATGCTCCTTGTGCTGCAGTTGCAGATGACTTAATCATCGGCACTGCCGACACATTAGATTTAACTTTAACAGGTGGAGGTGCATCTTTTACTGCAGGATCTATTCGTGTATGGGCAATGCTAATGGATGTTAGTGACATGGGTGACATGACCGCTGATATAGTTGTCAGAGATATGTTAGCATAATTAGCTAGTATTAGTTAAGGGGGCAGGGAAACTTGCCCTCTTACTGTATATAAAAGGAGACTACTATGGGAATAACAACGGCACTCTGTAATACTTTTAAAAAAGAGTTATTGCAAGGTATCCATACATTTGGAACAGATACATTTAAATTAGCTTTAATTAAATCTGGTGAGTCAGGAACATATGATGCAACTACAGCTAACTATTCTGCAGTCACAGGCAATAGTGATGAGATAGGCAACACAGGTAACTATAGTGCAGGTGGTGCAAGTTTAACATCAGTTACAGTAACAGGCGGTTCAAGTGCATCAGTTGCTTATGTAGACTTTGCTGATGTTCAGTTTACTACGGCTACTATAGACGCTAATGGAGCCATCATATATAACTCTTCAGAGAGTAATAAAGCTG